GTACACCCTTCAGAATCGAAGGGTGAACGGTCGTTTCAAGGTACAGCTCAAGCTGAGTGTACCTGTGGTGCAGACCCAGACGATCAACGGCGTTTCGACGCCGACGGTCGTTCGGACTGCGTACGTGGATTCCGTATTCACGTTCGACTCGACCTCTACTGAACAGGAGAGGAAGGACCTCGTCGGCCTCTTCCAGTCGTCTCTCGATCCTTCGAAGACGCTGGTGAACGATACGGTCGTGAAGCTTCAGGGCGTTTACTAACTCCCTGTGGCTTGGCCTGACAATATGTCTGGGCCTAGTAGTTGGGGTTTAGATGAGTTTGCTTGCAGACTCCTCAACCTTGATTACGTCACCCGAGTCCCACACTTAGTACGCCGCGCTGCGGTTATACCTTGGGAGAGACCTGAGCATGCGCAAAGGGACGGGCAGTCAGCCTTATACCCTAGCACCATCGATTCATCAGCAAGTAGTAACTGATCTTCAGGAACTACTTACCGAACTCAGTGGGCTAAAGTTTTCGGACGAAAGCCTGCGGTTTAAGTCTGCATATCTTGGGAAGGAGATCCTTTCTAAGTTTGCAACTGCGGACGCGACAGCGGCTGATGTGCGACGTGCTGCCGCCATTGAGAAATGGCGTAGCATGGAACTTCGCAACGTCAACACGAATATCCGGTTGCTGTTCAACGATGAGGTCACTTTCCGAACTAACGGGAAGGGTCTTTCATCTCGAGCTGTGATCCGGGTAGCTCGGAAAACCATCCTACGCGTACTGGGAGAGGAGCCTGCTCTGGAGGTCCTTTACGGGACCTTTACCTCAGGAGCCTCAACTAGTGTGCGTCGAAGGCCGGATGGTGTGGCAGTGAAGTTTAAGGTGGGAGCAGATGTCACACCCCGCTGCGAACAGCGTTTCAGAGAGATCTTTGAGACATGCTTGACGTGGCGGCTTCATCGGAGCGAGCTTTTCGAGGCCCGCTTCAATGTCGTACCTGGTGGCATCCTGTTTACTGTTCCGAAAACCTCGGAAATAGATCGGTGCGCCGTAAAGGAGCCCGATCTTAACATGTTCTGCCAGAAGGGAGTAGGAGACTTCATAAGAAGAAGGCTCTTGCTCGTTTTGGGTCAGGATCTAAACGATCAGACCCGGAACCAACAGTTGGCCCGTATAGGGTCTCTTGATGGTTCTTTGGCCACGTTGGATCTTAGCAGTGCCTCTGACTTGATCAGTGATGGTCTGGTTAGATTGCTGCTACCAACTCCTTGGTATGAGCTCCTAGACGACATCCGTTCATCAACGGTTGAAGTCGACGGAGAGCTAGTCGAGGTGAACATGTTTTCCAGTATGGGGTCG